GCCAAAATCTATTAATGATTTAAGAGGACTTGGACTCAATCTTATGAAAGCGAAGAAAGGCCCCGAAAGTATCGACCCCGGAATGAAATTTCTTCAAGATTTAGACGAAATAGTGATTGAAAGGAAAAGAACTCCGAACACCGCTAGAGAATTTGTAGGCTATGAATATGATATGAATAAAGACGGTCAATTTATATCACGTTATCCCGACAAAGATAATCACATAATAGATGCGGTAAGATATGCGTTAGAAAGTGTAATGAAACGAAATAGATGGGGGTGGTAATATGTTAACTTTTCAAGACTTTGAAACAGCACAAAGCAAAAATGATTTTATATTGAAAGCTATACAGGAATTTAAAAGTAATAAAATGTATGAAAATGCAATAGATGCACGGGCGTATTATGAAGAAGAAAACACAACTATATTAAGTAGAAAGAAAACTTTTATAGGAGCTAAAGGCGTGCTTTTAAACGATATTACAAAAGCTAATAATCAAATACCGAGTGGATTTTTCCCAGTAATCGTAAAACAAGCTAATAACTTTTTGCTAGGTGGCGGGGTTGATTTAGGCGACGAGAACAAAATAAAAGATAACTTAGGTAAAAACTTTGAGATAAAGGTGCAACGTGCTGGAATATCTGCACATATTGCGGGTGTTAGTTGGGCATATTGCTTCCTAGATTCAAAGGGCAAATTTAATGTTGATATATGGAAAGGTATAGAGTTTATACCTTTACTTGACGAATCAAATGGAATACTAAGAACAGGCATAAGGTTTTGGCAAATAGACACTAATAAGCCTTTATATGTTGAATTATATGAAGAAACTGGCAAAAGTAAATATAAGATAAAAGATAATAAAGTAGAAATAATAGAAGATAAAACTGCTTATATAATTACTAGAAGTAAAGATGCATTAGAGGAAAGCATCACAGGGGAAGAAAATTGGTCCATGTTGCCTATAGTTCCGTTATATATTAAAGATAATCATAAAGGCGAGTTCATAACAGGATTAAAAAATAAGATAGATTTATATGATATTGTTTTAAGTGACTTTGGAAATAATTTAGATGATATGCAGGACGTTTATTGGGTGTTGAAAAATTACAACGGTCAAGATTTAGGAGAGTTTATTGACGATTTAAAGGCATTTAAAGCTATAAAGACTTATGACGATGGAGACGCAACACCGCATACTATAGAGGTTCCATGGCAAGCAAGAGAAAAGGCACTTGAAAGAATAAGGAAAGATATATACGAAGCTGCTATGGCAATTGATACAGAAAAAATTAGTGGTGGAAATATAACTAACTTAGATATTAAGGCAATGTTTACTAATTTAGACCTAAAGACAAATGAGTTTGAATGGAATTGTAAAGATTTTATAGATGGAATAATTACTTTATACAAAGAGTTTAGCAAGGACACAACAGAATATAGTATCAAATTCACACGCAGTACACTTGTAAATGAAAGTGAGATAATTGGTAACATAGTATTGTTTAGGGAAGATATATCGCTAAGAAAAGCGCTCGAATTAAACCCTATGATTGCTAATGACGAAATAGATAAGATAATAGATGAAACAGAAGAACAAAGTATTGATAGAATAAAGATTCCAGAAGATGAAGAAGAACCTCCAACTGTGGAGATTGAAGAGGACTAGATTAATTTCTAGTTCTTTCTTTTTATAATTGACAATAGGGTAGGATAGGTGTATAATATACTTATAATTAAGGACATAAACCACTGACCAAAAGGCAGTTAAGGTTAAGGAGGGTATATATGAAAAAGTTTTTATATAAATTGTTAAAAAGTAATAGAGGCTTGTATGATTTTGTTTTTGAAGAAGTTATAAAAGATAGAGAACTTGAAACAGTTAGAAAAGTAATAGGCAGCAAACATGTTCTTTACAAAGAACAAATAACAGATAAAAATATAGATATATCGAATTGTTTGCTTATGAATGTAAGAATAGAAGGATGTAAAATTCAAAACATAACAAATAATAAAATGTATGAGTGCTCTATTTCTAATAATATGCTTTGTGAAGTTGATGGAATAAAAGTAAATAAATAGTTTGGAATATGAAAAAAAGCACATAATAAAATTAAGGAGGGATTTTTATGAATGTTAAAGAATTAAAAATATTATTAAGTAAGTGTGATGATAATGACTTAGTTATTTTATCTTCGGATAGTGAGGGAAACAATTATTCACCTTTATCTGAAGACTGTGATGAATGTGTTTATGAAGCTGAGTCTAAATGGTCTGGAAGAAGCGGATTAAGAGAATTAACAGACGAATTAATTTCGCAAGGCTATTCAGAAGAAGATTTATGCGAAAATGGTGTTAATTCTATATGTTTATATCCAATGAATTAAGTTATACTTTAAAAATATCATGCAATAGGAGTCGGTAAAATGAGAAAAGCAAAAATAGGTTGCTGGGCTGGAAGTTTAAGTCTTAGATTAACGGAAGAATTAAAGACTTTAGGGTTAAAAGAAGCAGATAAAGTATGTGTTTCTTTAGAAGAAATAGATGGTAAGAAAAGAATAATAATTGAGGGGGTTTAGAGATGAAAGCTAGAAAGTTTGAAGATATGGATTGTGAAGAACTAAAGTCTTATTGCCCTTGGGAAGGCAACCCAGTTGCTTGTTACGGTGGAAAACCCGTTATGTGTGAGGGAAGATATTGTTCAGAAGCTTATGAGAATTATTTAGAGGAGATAGAAGAATAATAGTGGAGGGGGTTAAATAAATGTCAAATAAAAACAAAGTATATAAAATAGAAGAAGCAATAATGTTGTTAAGAGATAATAAAGAAATAATATTTGAAATAAGAAGTTCTAAAGAAAAAGACATTTGGCGTGAACATATGTTGCTAATGTGTGTTCAAGGATTTGCAGGCAATTATGCTTTACAATATTTCGTTAAACCGAAAAAAGGTATTACACCTTATAAATGGAAAATAGAAGACTATATACCCTTTTCTGAAAAAATAGAATGGTATATAAGTCCGCTTACGAAAACGAAAGTACAAAATTCAATTAACGAACTAGGTGGTTTGAGAGAATAATAAGGAACATAAAGAATTATAGTCGAGGGGGCTAAATAATGAAAGATCTTATTAAAAAATTATCTATAGAAACATCATTGAGCTACAGTGATTCAGTGTATATGGTTGAAAGTTTAATGGTATGTGGTTGTAATGCAGAACAAATTAAAGAAGCTTACGAAAAGGGCGGCTTATATGGATTAAAATATTTAGAAGAAATAATGAAGGTGAAAGGGGTTAAGTAATGGAATGTAACGGATTTAGAAGTTACCTAATGGCAGACACCGAGTATTCCAAAGCGAATGAGATAATTGGAAAAAGAGAACTTGAATATAATTTAGAAAACGTAACTAAAAAACTTGAAGAAGCAAAGATAAAACAATTTATAAAAGAAGAAATAAAAAGGCAACTAGAGGGTGGGTTAAATAGGTGAATAAGTTTAGTTTTACTGATTATGGAGCAAGACGAATTACTTCTCTTGTTATTGATAAAGACAAAATACTTTTAGAATTACTAGCAATAGGTTTAAGCGAAAAAGAAATAGAATTAGCAAAGGGTATGAGTATATGTCAGCTTGAAAGTATAAAAATACTTTTGCTAAGAGGGTATAAATTCGAAAATATAACGGTTAGTAAATTGAATAAGGATAAAGGAGCTAAGCAATGAAATTTAAAAGCGTTACAGAAGCAGTAAAATATATATTTAACAATGAAGAGCCAACAGGAAAATATAAGGAGTTGGCAAAGGAAACTTATGAGATTCTATTAGAAATGAGGAGGAATAAATAATATGGAAAAAATACAAAACAATAAAGAATCAAAATCAACGCATGATATTGAATTATATTTTGTTGGTGGTACAACTTGTAAATGGGACGGAGTACCACAAGAAACTGTAAATAATATAGTTGAATGGTTTGATAGTAAGGAAGATAATAGAGCTTTTAAAACTGACTGCATTAGAAATGGAGAGACAACTTATATGAGAAAAGAATTAATGCTTTTTATAAGAGTTAATTAAATAATTAAGGGGGTTTGAAATTATGGATAAAGAATTTTTGGTAACATATAGTTGTAATGTCGGAATTGATTTTAGATGGTTCGAAACAGAAGAAGAAGTACAGAAATTTATTTTAAAAGGGCACTATTTAAGAATATTTGATGCTATAAAAATAAATGACTGTGAAGAAATAGAATATTAAAAACATAAAGTAAAATGGAAAAGGCGGTTATAATATGAAAACTTATGAAACATGGGAAGCTATTAAAATGTTAAAAGAAAATGAAGAGTTAGAATTTAGGCTAATAAAGAACAGCGAATGTATTGCAAATTTAACATTGAAAAGTCGTAATGGAACTTTACACGCATTTGAAGATGAACTTGAAACTGGTTTAGGATGTTTAAAGTGGATGATATTAAATGCAACGTGGAAATTAATACAAAAGCCAGTACCTCTATTAGAAGCAACATACGCATTTGCAACTGGCAAAAATATAAGATGTGAATATATAGATGATCTTGATGGAGAGAATACTACTGCAGTATTTAAGCAAGAAAATACTATTACAAGTATCAATTCAATGTTTAAGATGATTAGTACAGGTAAATGGTTTATAGAAGAATAGAATAAGGAGCAAATATTATGAATAATTATGATAGAATAAAACAAATGAGTTTAGAACAATTGGCAAATGAAAGAGTATATTGTGAACCCGACTTTGGTAGTCAGCCTATATATTCTGGAGATTTTTATCAAGAATTTCTCGTTAAAAAAGATGCAATAAAAAAAAGAAATAGAATGGTTAAAAGAAGAATCAGATAGACCTCTAAGGTTGGATTAATTTCCAGCCTTTTTATGTTATAATTAATTGAGGTGATATTATGAAAATATTTAAATGGTATACTGAATGTTGGAAATGTAATTATAAAAATAAATGTGATAATAAGCATAAATATAATTCTACTTGCAAATTAAAAGTTAAATCTAAAATAAGCGGTTACACTAAATATGTTAAAAATGTATCTTACGAACAATGGTTAAAGAACAAGGGGTGAATTTATGGATTTATTTAAAATTAATAATGTTAAGATCGCGACGAAGCTAGATTATAACTGTAAAGTTTATCATAGTAGAGGTAAGACAAACGATGCAAAAATGTTAAGAAGAATCTCCAGGAGAAAACTAAAACAAAATATATCTAAAGAAGGTGAATGAATGAAAGATGTAGCCCACCAAAATACGAATAAAGTTATAGAAAAGTTAGAAAATGAAATAAATATCTTATATTCCCAAGCTAAAAAAGAACTGCAAAAGGAACTGAACAATAGCCTTGATTGGAGTAAAATATTGAATATGAAGGACAAACATAGACGACTTGCAGAATCAAGAAAAAGGAATAGGCTTAACAAATTAATAAGTAAAATGTCTTATATAATTAAGAACAAAAACAAGGTTGCCTTGGGATTAATTGACGGTAAACTAATAGATGTATTTGCAGATAACTACAACTGGGGTGTTTATTCCTTAGAAAATATGACGGGCTTTAATTTAGACTTTACTCTTTATAGCAGAGAAGCAGTAGCAGAATTATTGAAAGAAACTACACCAGTCTTTACAAAGATGGCTTACTTGGGTGCTAAAGACCTCACAACGATTAGAAGTGACTTACGTAGGCAATTAACCGTTGAAATATTAAAAGGCAGTACAATAAAGGATATAGCAAAGAAAATAGATAAGGTAACTGATAAAAATAATAATGGGAGCACTAGAATTGCACGAACGGAAATTGGAAGAATTGAGAACAGTGGAAGGATGAAAGCCTTTAAGCATGGAGAAAAGAAAGGTTTAAAACTAGAGAAGGAATGGATTTCTACTATTGATAGACGTACTAGGGTAAACCATAGGCATTTACAAGGCGAAACAGTTGGCCTTGATGAGTTATTTAGCAATGGATTAAGATATCCAAATGACCCAAATGGTTCGTCGGAAGAAGTAATTAATTGTAGATGTACTCATATAGCAGAATTTGAGGGAATTGAAAAGGGTGCTGCCGAATTAGAACTCGATGAAAAACTTAAGAATATGAGTTATGCAGAATGGAAAGATACTAAAAAGGCGGTTAAGAAAAAAGCTGTGAAGAGCCAGTTAAAACTATTAAAAAATATGCTACTAAAGATTTAAACAAAATGAGTGCTGCTAAATTAAAAGATATAGCTAAAGAAGTTGGCACAAAATATTATAAGAGCGGTGCTGTTAATCTTTATGGAACCGATCCAGAAAAAGCATTAAGCATGTTGTTATCGCAGAAAAGAAGTAAAACCAGTTTAATAAAAGATATAAAATCAATGCAGAAAAAATTATAGGAGTGATAAATATGGCAAGAAGAAGCAATGTAACAGGGCGAAATTATAATATAAGAATAGAAAATAATATACCTATAGTAGAAAGAGAACTCAAAAGAAAAATAGGATTAATGACATATGCTATGGGCTTGAAATGGCAAAGTTTAGCCACTAGACTAATTACGGTTAAAAGGATAGTTGATAGTGGAAGACTAAGGGGGAGCTTAACATTTATAACCGCTGAAAAGGTAGGAAGTTCTATAAATAGAGTAGCAGAAAACGAGCCCAATGATTTTTTACATGGGAGGGCAATGGGAAAAGCCTTAATTGTTGGTTCTAATGTTCCATATGCAGAAAAACAAGAGTTTAGTAGGAAAGGTCCATATTTGAAACCATCTATCTTAAGTTATAAAGACAGCTATAAAAATATATGTGAAAGTATAATGGAAGAATAAAAAAAGAAAGGCTAGAAATTAATCTAGTCTTTCTTGACGTATTTATTGTAAATAAACATTGCATTTTTTTCTATTTGTAAAGCTTTTTCCACAACTTCTCCAATTTCTTTAGTTCCATAATCTTTTGAATAAACCTCTGTACATTCATCAAGAATTATATTTATAGCATCTAAATATTTTACTTCTCTTCTTCGTTTCATTATTCTTTTAAATAATTTAATCATTTTAACCCTCCTAAATTTAATCATTACTCAATTACAGTAATCGTATCATTCTTATAGCTTGCTCTAGCCTTTACAACTTGCAGTATTGTAGCACCAAACCCATTCTTAGCTCTGTATTTCATAGTTACTATTAAATCATCCCCATCTTTTATATAGTTAGTTTCTACATGCTCAAAACTCTTAGCATCGTTGAGATTTTCTTTGATTAAATCAACTAAGTATTTATGTGAACCATCCCATACTTTGAATTGCCCTTTCACCCATTTCTCATGTTTCTCTTTTTCTATTTGTGTAGGGGTTTTAACGGGTTCTACAGGCCTTTTAACGACTTCCTTTGCTTCGACTTGTTTTTCTACCTTAGTGGGTTTAATATCTTCTGTAGCTGTGCATTTGCTTAACAAGATTATAACTAGGAAGAATATTACGCACCCTTTTATAAATTTAACTGGTTTACTTGATTTCTTTTTCATTTTTAACACTCCTTTTTATTTAATCTTGTTGTACTTGGTTGCAACTTTGATCCTCTTTAATTCTTCAAGTTCCTTTTCAGTGTCTTCAATCCATTGTATTTTGATTACCTCAGCTTTTGCCCTTAACGGCTTCCTAGTATTACATGTGTAATAGCAATCGTTCCATTGCGTAACTTTGTCCCTACAAGCCATACATAAATTCATACTCGTTTCTATTCTTAATATTCTATCAGTTTTATTAAAATATAACGCGAACATTTTTAACACTCCTTTTTAATAACTTTTTTCAATAATTCTAATGAAGTATTCAAAGCTGAGTCTTCTAAGTAACTATAATTTATTTTTTTAGAGATACTATCTATTATAATGTATGCTTCTTTTATTTTTTCTATTTGTTTATCTGATATGTTTTTCATTTCTGAAATTTCTTCTTTTAAATCATATTTTTTCATTTTTAACGTTCCTCCTTTTCTATTGGTTCTATTGGTTCAACTGGACCTACTTGTGGTTTTCCTGTCCCATCAAACTTTATATCCATTGTTGCTAAATTATTTCCTAATTTCTTTTTAGGTATAAAATAACATACAAAGTTGACTATTTTTACTATTCCACATATAATTTTAAAATTTCTATAAGCAGCCTTAGTCAATAAAATTTCTCCACACTTGGGACATGGGCAACCTACATATTTTTTATACTCACTTGCTGAAATAGATATATCATTATAGTCACAGTTTGGATTATCACATTTTAATCCACCACTGCAAAAGCTTACTGCTGGTTCATGTTTTTTCATTTTTAACACTCCTTCTTTATTTTGATTTCTTGATAAAAACTACAGTTGCTATAATAAATAATATCAATAATAAGTACCAGTATTTAATCATAAATTCACATTGCGTTAAGTGAATTATATCCTGCAATAAATTATTCATTTTCAGCACCCCTTTTATTCCTACGATTTATACTATATTCTTTAATAATGTTTTTAGTTCTGCATCTATAAATTTGTTATACATAATATCACCTCTTTTAATTAGACTATGTTTTAATTATCACCTCGTAATTTTCATTCGGAACACTGTAAGGGCTTCCGATTACAAACACTACATATCCACCAGGAATATGACTATTAACGTCTGCTCTAAAAGCTTTGTATATAGTTCCAACTGGATGAGCATTAAACAAATCACCAGACCATTCCCAATCTTTATCACTTACTATAATTATTTTCTCACCAACTTTTGCTATTCTTTTTTCAGTTTTCATAATATCCTCCTCTAAAATTTAAATTCTATGTGTGTTACTACATTTTTCTTTTTAATTATCATAATACATAATTCCAAAATATAGAAATAACCATCCGACCATTATTCTATTCCTTTTTCTTTCGATTTTCGGAATAGACCATGGCTCGATTATACTTAGTTGCGTAAAATAAGATTTTGCTTTGAATGTTTTACGATTAATTACTAAAATTCCAAATGTTGTTCTAATCCTGTGAAATGTAATATTGCGATTTAATATATTCATTTTACATCTCTTTCTTAAAAGTTATTATTATTTTGTCAATCTTCTTGCCTACTTTCCTCGTTCTGTAGGCTTGATGTCATCTTTCCAATCAACATTGACTGTTATTTTAGTATCAAAACCGTTAATATCTATATTTTTAAATACATTATATTCACTTATTATTACAATTCCCTTCTTTGAATCTAGTTCAGTATTAATAATTATAGTCATATCTTTGTTAGCTATTAATTTTATTAAAAAGCCTCTTATTTTCCATATAACTTTTTTTATTTTATTTTTTTTCATTTCAATTTCTCCTCTAAAATTTAAATTACATGATATAGCTAGTTTTTAATTGCTTCTCTAATAAGTTCTTTAATTTTTCTAGCTTTGTTTTTATCCAGGTAGCCTATAGTTATTTTAAATATTTTATTTACTAATAAATTTAATTCGTCTTCTTTCATGATTATATCCTCCTCTATTTTCTTTCATATATATTAATTCTTACATTATCATTGATTCTTTCAGCCTTTACATAATACTTTAAGTCATTATTTTCTTGTATATCTTGGCTTGGCTTGCTTATAAATCTACTATAGAAATTATTTAAAGGAATATTTGTGTTATCTGAAAGTATATTTCTTAAATTTTCTATTTTCATTGTTATAATTCCAACTTTATTTTGTTTTCTAAATATAGTTAAGCAATACAAGTAAAATTTCATTTCATAAGTATTTTTAAAACTTTGTATATCCTTAACAAATATATCACTGTACGGTTCTGTTTGTAGTTTAACCAACAGTTTAATTATACTTGGTGTAAATGTAACCAATACTTGTTTATACTTATTATCAAATATTATTTGCTCATATATATATATGCTTGTTATTCTATTTGTTTCGTTATCCATTATATCTATACTACAATTTTCACCCATCAATGCTTTTTTAACAGTCTTAAAATTATTTGCATCTACTCTTTTGATATTTTGCAAAAGTTTTATTTCGTCATAATCTATTTTTATCTCAAAATTATGATAGTCTTCCAAGTCATCTAAATTTTCATTTTTATTTTGCTTTGAAATAGCAAATAATTTAACTTGAAACTTTCCATAAGCATAATAAAATAGCCTTTCTTCCCTTAAACTCATTTTCTTATATTGTATTATAGTTTGTGTCAATATTTTAAAGTTTTCCATGATGCACCTCCTTATATCTATTATATCATAACCACTAACTTTTTACAATTGTTACTGTTATATTCTCTATATTATTTTATGCATTCTTGCTACAGTCTGTTATTGTATTGCTACAGTCTGTTATTGTTTTGCTATACACTGTTATCGTTTTGCTACGGTCTGTTATTGCAATGTTATTTGAGCCATTACATATCAATACATTTCAGCTTTTACATAAGAACTATCATAAGAACTTTAATAATAATATTAATAATAACTAATCTTAACAGATTAGAATATAGACATTCTTTTTTAAATACTAGCTTTTACTGTAAAAGATTATCTATTTGCATTTATACAATAATAACTATATAATATAAGTAATTAATCTTAGTGTAGCCCACTATAATAGCTAAAAAGATTATTGGAGGATAATATTATGGATATAAAACAGACACTAATTGATGCAGGCATAGAAGCAGAGATTGCAGAAAAGGCAAGTAAAAGCATAAAGGCAGAACAAGGTAAAGAGTTTGTAACAAAAGAGCAGTACAATAAAAAGGCTGGAACTATTTCAGAGTTTGAGGACAAAATAAAAGAATTAGAAACTAAGAATACTGATCTAGAAGCACAATCGTCAAAGGCTACTGAATATAAAGCTAATTATGATGCTTCTGTAACAGAGTTCAATAACTACAAAACAGGAGTCGAAACAAAAGAAGCTAATTCCATCAAAACATCTAAACTAAACGAAGCTCTAAAGGCAAAGGGGTTTAATGAGAAGATCATACCACTACTTGCTAAAGAGTTTAAGTTGGAAGAGATAGAATTAGAAGGGGACAATATAAAAGGCTTCGACGAGATGTCTAAGGGAGTTGTAGAAGGATATAAAGATTTTATAACAACTACTTCTACGGAAGGGAATCCACCAGCAACACCACCAGTAATGCCAGTTGGAAATGATGACCCATTTTTAGCAGGATTAATGAGCAAGGAATAATAAAAGAGGAGTGAATTAAATGGCAGTAGATTATGCAAGCAAATATGATAGTGCAGTACAAGAAAGATTTAAATTAGCAAGTGTTACAGAAAACGCAGTGAATAAAGATTTTGATTTTACAGGAGTCAATACAGTAAATGTATATAGTGTAGGCACAGTGGCAATGAATGATTACGTGTCAACTGGTACTAGCAGATACGGTAGTCCAGATGAATTAGGTAATGAAAAACAAACAATGGTTTTAGCAAAAGACAGGTCGTTTGCATTCACCATAGATAAAAGAAATTATAGTGATACAATGATGACAATGGAAGCGGGAAAAGCACTAGCAAGACAAATTGACGAGGTTGTAACACCGGAGGTTGATATATACAGACTAGGCAAAATAGTAGCAGGAGCAGGAACGTCAGCTACACCAGTGGCAATAACAAAAGATAATGCATATGTTTCATTTTTAGATGGTAAGACAGTGTTACTAGAAAACAAAGTACCACTACCAGGAACTTTTGCATATATTTCAACTAATTTTTACAAAGCTATCAGACAAGATGATGCATTTATTAAACCTTCTGATATGGCACAAGAAATGTTGGTAAAAGGTCAAGTTGGAATGATTGAAGGCATACCACTAATATATGTACCTAGCATTTATTTACCGGTTAACACAGAGTTTGTATTGACTAATAAAATAGCGGCTACATCGCCTACGAAATTAGCAGAATACAAAACACATATTGACCCACCTGGAATTAATGGCTGGTTAATAGAAGGAAGACTCTATTATGATTGCTTTGTACTGGATAAAAAAGCAAAGGCTATATATGTACACAAAAGCATTTAGGAGTGATATATAATGCAATACACAGTTAAAAAAGGTAAAGAAACATATATATTAAGAGATGAAATACAACTATCAGCTTTTATCAATAGCGGTTGGGAACTTGTAGAAAATAAAAAGAAGCAAATTAAAAAAAGCTCATAATATTACCTCATATATAAAAAGACATAATGTAAAAGTTATGTCTTTTCTGTTATAATATAATAAAGAAGGTGATTTAATGAATACACTAGAATCATTAATGAAAGAATGTAATAATTATTTTTATAGATGGAAAGAAACAAATACATTCACAATCGAAAATGGTACTATTGAAGTTGAAGGAACTTATTTAGTAGGACAGTATATAAAGTTAACAGGCTCTATAATGAATGATGGAGTTTACAAGGCAGAAACAGTAGTTGATAATACTATAACTATTCTAGGGCTAATTAATGAGGTATTTTATGGTATTATATATGGGTTAGCAATACCTAAAGAATTTATTTCATTATCGGATAGAGTAGAAGAATATAACATTAAAAATGTTATTAGTAACAAGTCGAGTGAAGGATTTAACAATTATTCTGTGGGTTATGCAACGAATGGAAATGGGAAGCCAATGCAATGGCAAGATATATTTAAAGCTGATATAGACACCTATAGACAAATTTATACTGGTGAAAGATGGGTGATTGGAATTTGAGTGTTCAGGATTATTACGAAGAACTTGTGATAATGGAAAAAATACAAGTAAGTGGACCATTTGGTGAAGAAATCACATACCAAGAGGGCGAAGCTACAAGAGGAGCAATAGGAACACTTTCAAAACAAGAACTATTAATTGCAGAAGCCAATGAAAACAAATCTATATATGTGATTACTACAGACAAGACAAGTCCACTCGAATATGATATAATAATTAAAAGGGTAAAAAGTGGGCAAACATTGAGAATTACAAGTAATTGGAGAGATGCAGAACCACCCAAAATAAGTTCTTTTAATTGGGTACAAGTTAATGCTGAAAAGTTTGAAATTCCAAAATAATGAGGTGATGATAAACTATGAATGTCCTACAAACGCAAATAAATATTTATAATTTCTTAAAACGATTTGCAAAGCCATATATGGAAAATGAAGTACCAGAGGGTGCAGTTTTCCCATATCTAACATATACTTTTGACATAGAGAATTGGAGAACGACAGGGATAGGACAGATAAGGCTATGGGATAAAGGTGAAAGCACACAGGCTATATTCGAAATAGCTGAAAATATAGAAGACGTGATCGGTGAAGGTTATGCAATAGAAAATTTAATTATGCACCCTGGAAGTCCTTTTATACAGATAGTTCCACAGGAAGAAGAAAATATAAAATGCTTATACATCAATTTAGAAATAGATTATTTATAAAATAAGAGGAGGAATAAGAAATGGCAAAAACTATATTGAGTGATTTTTCCACTGAAACAGCTAAAAACTTCGAATTAAATGCTGGTATACTAGTAAAAAATGTAGAAGATCCGGGCAGTTTGGATTTTAGTACGGGTACAAAATTAGGAGCAACAACGGGCGGCAAATCCATAGATTTTAGCATGGAAATGAGAAATTTATTTGATGATGTTGATGGTGCTAGAGGGAAATATATGGGCGGCGACATAATAGACTCACGTGACGCTTCTTTATCTGTAACACTACTCGAACAAACCGCTGATAATTTAAAAATTGCATTAGTGGCAAGCGACGAAACAGCAAATACTGCAACAGGCATAACATTAACACCACGTGACACTATAGAGGATACTGATTATATAACTAATATATGTTGGTTCGGGACTATAAAGGGGACGGATTTACCAATGTGCATAGAATTAAGAAATTGTTTAAGCGAAAGTTTTTCATTTTCGGCGGAAGACAAGGGCAAAGGCACAATAGAATGCGAAATACACCCAAGACGAGATTTAGCTAATCCCGAAAAAGCATCATTCGCTATACATTTACCGCCAACAGTAGCACTACCAGCATAAAATAAAAAAAATAAAAGTGAGGTAATATTATGAGATTAAGAGATATAAATAATGACAAAGCAATGGATATATTATGCGATTTAACGGTACCGCTCGCAACAATAGGAGAAGACAAAGAACTAATAAAAGCAATGCTTAAAAGGATTACAGTTGGCGATAAAACAAGTGAAGAAGAAAAGAAAGCATTAGGGTTTATGCAAACGGTAAAGAATTGTAAAGTTTTAATACCCAAGCTTTTGAAAGAACATAGAAGCGAAGTGTATGAAATTCTATCAATTATAAATGAAAAGGATATTGAAGAAATCAGAAAACAAAATCCAATTATGACAATTAATCAAATTAAAGAATTGTTTCAAGATGAGGAGTTAATAAGTTTTTTTTCATCACAAGTCAAATCGGAGAAGGAACCATCATCTATCTCAGTGAATTTGGGAAACACAAATGCAATGTAAGGACTATTTTATTCTACACCCAAGCTAAATTTAAGAGAGACAAAAGACAAGAATTAGTATTGAGGGTACAGAATCAATATTTATGTGCAATTACAAGTAGCCTATGTGGAGAAACAAAATCATTAGAAAAAATACTTGAAGAACTAGACAACCCAGAAGTAGTTAAAACAGCGACACAAATAGAAAAAGAAGTAGAAGAAAAATTTAAGAAATATATTAAAAAAGGATAGATATTAAGTTATCTGTCCTTTTTTAGAAAGGAGAGCGATCTAATGAATTTATTTTCCCTTATGGCCACAATAGGTATCGACGACAGTAGATTTACTTCTGGAATAAATAGAGCAGAAAAGTCAACTCTAAGCTTTGGAGCAAAAATAAAGAAAGTCGGAGTGGGATTGGCGAAAATGTCTGCACCATTTGTTGCAATCGGACTTGCATCTGTAAAGGTTGGAGCTGATTTTGAAGCTGCAATGAGCAAGGTTGGAGCAATTTCTGGTGCAACTGGAAATGACTTGAAAAAGTTAAAAGCAAAGGCAGAAGAAATGGGAGCCAAAACTTCTAAAAGCGCAACAGAAGCAGCAAACGCTTTATCCTATATGGCATTAGCGGGCTGGGACACAAATACAAGCATCGGCGCATTAGAGCCAGTGTTAAGATTAAGCGAAGCTGGTGGCATGGACTTAGCACTTACAAGCGATTTAGTAACAGATAGCATGGCGGCTCTAGGACTTAAATCAAAAGAATTGCCAAGTTATCTTGATAAAATAGCTAAAACTAGCGGTAAAAGTAATACAAGTGTGCAACAGTTAGGCGAAGCAATGGTAATAGCTGGCGGTACTTTTAAGAACCTAAATACTCCTATGGATGAAGCAAACGCTATTTTAGGGATAATGGCAAATAGAGGACTTAAGGGTAGCGAAGCGGGCAACTCATTAAATTCTATTATGATAAATTTAACGACTGGTGCGGGTAAAGCTGGAAAAGCTATGAAAAAATTAAATATAAAAGCTTTTGATGGTGCCGGAAAATTTAAAGGAATGGGGAATGTATTAAAAGAAGTTAGAGATAAGACAAAAGATATGACAGAAGAACAACGTAATATGTACTTGTCTATGATTGGAGGTAAGACACAATTAACAACTTTACAAGCGCTAACAGCTGGCGTGGGTGATGAATTTGACAGTTTACAAAAAGATATAAAAAACAGCGATGGTGCATTGAACAAAATGGCTAAAACTATGCAAGATAATTTAAAGGGTTCGATAACTAAATTAAAGAGTGCATTAGAAGGATTATTGATAAAATTATCAGATGTTTTCATACCGATTGCAGAAAAAGTTGTTGCAAAAACCCAAGGGATTGTAAATGGTTTTAGTACTTTAATAGATAAAATGAAAGCCGGAGAAAGTTTTTCACAAGCATTTTCAGAAGCTTTTAAGGGAGTAATTCCAGATATTGCTATACAAGGCATAATAAAAATAAAAGAATTATTTACATGGATAATTGACAATAAAGATTTAATAATTGCGGCAATTTTAGGGATTGGAGTTGCGTTCGGAGTGTTCAAGGTTGTAGTATTAGTCCAGAAGCTTATAGAAATTTATAAAGCATGGACTTTAGCCACGGTAGCATTGAAATTAGCGCAAAAGGCGTTGTTTTTAATAACATCTTTAAACCCATTTGCAATATTCGTAAGTTTAATAGCGGGAGCGGTAGTGGCCATTATATATCTTTGGAATACCAATGAAGATTTTAGAAATTTTTGGATAGAAGTATGGCAAAATATTTCAGATTTCTTTGTAGGCATATGGACTGCCATTATTGGATTTTTCACAACTACTATACCAACTACTTTCAATAATTTTGTTATAATGTTAAGTGAAATACCTGGCAAGGTAGCAGGATTTTTTAGCAGTATATACAATGGCTTTTTAGTGTGGGGTGCTAGTGTATTGGCTTGGGTAGGGACAACAGTAGCAAATATAGTAAAAAATATAGTTACATTCTTTAGTAAACTTCCCGGAAGGATAAAGACTTTATTTACAAATATATATAACGATTTTATGGCATGGGGTGCAAGTGTTATTTCTTGGGTTGCTACAACAATCCCTAAGGTAGTAAATAATATATTTACATTTTTTAATGAATTGCCGGGAAAGATAGGGTTTGTTATAGGGTTTGTAATTGTAAAAATAATAAAATTTGGAGTAGATTTGATAAAATGGGCAATAATAGCTATACCTAAGTTTGTTGCTACTATAGTTAGATTTATAAGCCAATTACCAGGAAAAATATGGAACTTTTTAGCTAAGATTATAAGCGATTTAATTAAATGGGGAGTAGATATGTCTGTAAAAGGTGCCATTGCATCGGCTAAATTTATAGCAAAAGTAGTCAGCTTTATAAGACAATTGCCAGGTAAGATTTGGAACTTGCTAGTTAAAATCATTAGCAATATAGGAACATGGGGTTCTAACATGGCATCCAAAGGTGCTAGTGCAGCAAGAAGATTTATAATAAGTGTAATCAAATTTTTTAGCCAATTACCTTCTAAAATTCGGAATTTTCTAGTCAGAGTTATTAGTAATATAGGAACATGGGGTTCTAATATGGCCAGTAAAGGAAGTAGTGCAGCAAAGAAACTAGTTAATTCTGTTGTTAATGGAGTTAAATCGTTGCCAGGTAAAATGCTAGATATAGGAAGAAATATAGTAAGAGGCCTTTGGAACGGTATATCAAACATGATAGGATGGCTTCATAGAAAAGTAGGAGAATTTATGGGCGGCATAGTCAAAGGAGCTAGAAAAGCAATAGAAGTTCATTCTCCTTCTAGGGTATTCGCTAGAGATGTAGGCGAATATATACCTATGGGAATCGATAAAGGTATTAATAAAAGAATGCCTAGCACAATTAAAAATTTAAAAGATCAACTAAATGATATGGTGGCAACAGTAAATCCAACGATAAAAAATGGAGGACAATTAGCAACAACAACCGCAGGGATAACCGTAAAAAATAATATGTATGGAATGGACTTTAGTAACTATGAGTCGACAGGAAGACAAATTGAAAATAATATAGAGAGAGCGAGGTGGAAAATTAAATGATTTTAAATAGGAAGTTTTTATATGACAATTCAATGGGCGATGAAATCATTTTCGCCCTTGATTCTAACTTTATTTTGAATAGCATAGAAGGAATAAGTAGCAATGGAATAGACATAAGTAGTTCGGATTCGGTCAATCAAGTGGGGTCTACTATAAATTACAAGCACGTAAAAGATAAAAATATCACTATAAATGGGACAATTAAAAAAAATACAGAAGCTAACAGAGAAAAACTTTTAAATGTAATATTACCGCGAGATAACGCAAAATTATATTGCATATTAGATGACGGAAGCAAATATTATTTAGATGTAACACCAGCAACCACACCAATTATAGAAAATATTGACTATGGGGCTAAATTTCAGTTTGTTTTGAACTGTCCTTACCCATTTTGGAAAACTGTAAGTGATGATTTAACAATATTAAACGGTATACAGCCTATGTTTAGATTTTCACGCAATTTCAGCGGTACATGGCAAGTTGGAAGTTCGATAGTTTCGGAATTTATAAATGTAAGAAATGAGGGCAATCAAGGGGTTGGAATGGATATTACATTAAAAGCCACCTCAAAATGCTCTGGTTTTAAAGTACAAAATGTCAAAACTTTAGAATATATTTATTTAGAATATGAAATGCAAGCAGGGGAAGAAGTAACAATCACGACAGAATATAATAATAAAAGAATTATAAGCAGTATAAATGGCAATATAATAAGATATTTAGATTTATTAAATAGCGTATTTTTGCAATTAAAAAGTGGAGACAATATATTTAAATTTACAGCAAATTTTAATGAAGATGGTGTAGAAGTATCAATCACACACAATACAGTGAAGGCGGGTCTATAATGGAGTTATATTGCTTTGATAAAGATATAAATTTAATTGATGTAATAGAGAAATATAGCAGTTTAGAATGGTTAGAGGAATATAATGGACTGGGTGCTTTTAAATTAATAGCGGATTATACGGAAAGAAATATAACGTGCTTATTGAAAGATAATCTGCTATGGAAAAATGATGGAGAAACAGCTGGCATAATTGAATATGTAAATTATAAAGATAATATAATCGAGTGTCGTGGTAGGCTTACAAACAAGTTCACAGACGATAGAATAATACTGAATACAATTACAATAGACAACGTAGAAGTAGGTCTTAGAAACGCTGTAACAGCTAATTGTATTATAAGGAACGAGATATCTAACTTAATTTTAGGGCAACTAAATAATATAGCGGATATAGGAAAGAAACAGATAACCTATAAAACGGTCTATGAAGCGATTAACAGTTATAAAAATATAGGGTTTAAAGTTAAGCTTAATATCGCAGACAAAAAACATGAGGTTGAATTTTATAAGGGGATAGATAGAAGTTTA